TAGCTTTTGTATCTAGCTGAGTCTGTATATTAGATGTCACGCCGTCTGTATGATTAAGTTCGGCTGTTGTCGCTGTAACTCCGTCCATAATATTGAGTTCTGCAGTGGTTGCAGTGACCCCATCCATAATGTTTAGTTCTGCAGCTGTAGCCGTAACACCATCCAAAATGTTTAATTCAGCAGCTGTTGAGGTAACGTTGGTACCACCTATATCTAATGTCGTCATAGACACTTCACCCGCCACAGTCAATATACCACTTGCAACGGTCATTAGATCCGTGTCTCCTGTATGTCCTATATTTGATCCATTTACTATAACATTGTCTACGGTCAACGTAGTTAAAGTTCCTAAAGATGTAACATTTGCTTGAGCTGCTGTCTGTAGTGTACCAGCTAGTTGTGTGGCTGTAAGTCTGCCTGTACTTGGATTGTATGTAAAGTCTCCATCTGATTCTAAACCAACATTACCGGTAGCAGACTCATCTTCAATAAACGGTATTAAATTATTTTCATTTGTGCTCTCATTATCAGCTACGGATACATGAGCTGAGTTTGTTGCGTTTGTTGCATTTGTTACAGTAACGCCGGCGATAACTGTGTTGATGGCTGTACCACCAATTGTAATTGCATCGGCCTCTAGTGTTCCATCAATATCTGCATCACCTGATATGTCTAAAGTTGCACCATCTAGTTCACCGGTAATTGTTAAGTTCCTGATGCCAGTGTAATCTTTATTAGAATCTAAAATAACTGCTTTAGAAGCAATCGCTGTACCAACTGCGGTAGCACCCAAGTCTAATGCGTTAAGTTCGCCAACCACCGCTGTAACACCATCAAGTGTATTTAGTTCTGCAGTTGTGGCTGTCACACCATCCATAATGTTTAACTCAGCTGCTGTAGCTGTTACTCCATCAAGTATGTTAAGTTCTTCAGGAGTAGAAGTTATAGCTGTAGCGCTTACTGCTGCTAAAACAGGTATAGTTCCAGATTGATTAGGCAACTTAATTGTTCTGTCTCCAGTGGGATCTACAATCGTAAGCGTAGTTTCATTTGCATCAGCAGTAGCACCTTCAAATACTATTGCGTTTTCAGCATTCATTGTAACTGTGTCTACAGTCGTAGTTGTGCCTGCTACAGTTAGTTTAGGTACAAGTAATTCTCCTGTACTTGGATTATACCTTAGTGCACCTGTGTCATCTAATAGAGCGTTGGACTCATCGTGAAATACAACAGGAAAGTTTGAGTTAGCTGTACTATCGCTAACTGTTACCGTTGAGACTGTTGTTCCTGCTATTACAGTTGCTAGAGCAGTGCCATTAACAGTTATTGCATCTGCCTCTAATGTACCGTCAATATCTGCATCACCACTTACGTCAAGAGAACCTGCGTCGAGCTCACCTGTTAGTGTTATATTTCTAAATGATGCTACATCTTTATTAGCGTCTGCTGTTACAACTTTACTTGCAACCACTGTTCCAACGGCTGCTCCCGTATCACTATAGTTAAGTTCTGTTGCTGTTGCAGTTACACCGTCTAAAATATTTAACTCAGCTGCTGTAGAAGTGACACCGTCTAGTATATTTAATTCAGCTGCTGTTGATGTTACACCATCTAAAATATTAAGTTCAGCTGCTGTTGATGTTACCGTAGTACCATCAATTGAAAGTGCGTCTGTTTCTAACGTGCCATCAACATCCACATCTCCCGATATATCTAAGCTAGACGCTTCGATTTCACCACTTGCTTTAAATATTACATTGTCGCCACCAGATACTTCAAAGATAATTTGATTGTCTGTTCCAAATTTAATTCTGTTGTCTGCGTCTCTACCTATTTCTAAACTTGTATTAACGACAGAAGTAATTCCTGTTTGTGCTGCATCGACTGCTAGTGTAACTGTGTTAGAAGAAGCACTTGAAGCTAATCCTGTACCACCGGCAACGGTTAACGTTTCACTGTCAAGGTCAATTGCAATCGTGCCACTGTCAGTTGTTATATCTAAATCTTCAGCTGTTATTGATGCCGCAACAAATGCTTTAATTGATTGTTGTGTAGCTAGTGCTGTCGCCGAATCACTTGCCATGTTATCTTCATCTTTTATAGATGTTACAGTTGACCCACTTGCTAATGTTAAACTTGTACTAAGAGTAACTCCACCACCATCTGCAATAACAATCGCGTTGTCGCCATCTGTAAAACCAATATTGGCTGTTTGTACTTCACCGCCAACTTTTAAATCCCCAGATACATCAACTCTTGTGCTAGCATTTAAATCAATAATTGCTTCACCGTCTATGCGTAAAGTGCCGTTAGATGATTGTTGTATAAAAGATGCTGTGTCACCAAATTGAATTTTTTCAGTACCACTCATTAAGATGTCATCTGAAAACTCAAAATAATCTTCATCTTCTTTCCAAGTTATAACACCATCGTTGCTCTCACCATCGAACGTAAGACTATAGTCAACGCCTGCCGCACCGTTGCCTATTACAAGACTATTGCTACCATTTATGAAAGTTGATTTACTAGAGGGTAAAGTTACAAAAACATCTTTAGTTCCTGCACTAAAACTAACTGCGTTGTCACTGTTAGAACTTGAGACAACTGTAGTACGAGCTAAAGTATCTGGTGTTGCGTCAGCTACTGTACCAATACCAAGTTCCCATTCATCTGCACTACGATTAACAACTGCATAGTAAGTAGTATTACCATCACCAATTGCTGTAACAAAAGATTGAAAGCCAGCTACTGCTCCGCCTAAACTGTACGTACCAGTTCCTGTCGTGGTTGTAGTTTCTCTGACTCTATCTTCTATTTTTAAAACCATAACTACCTAGTAAAGTTATCACCACGTTTCAACGTAAGCTCTGCATTAACAGACTGTACTGCGTCAACATATCTTTGTTGATATACTTGTTGTTGTTGTGGATTTTTATTATAAACAGCTGCTTCAATTAAAGAACCATAAAGTAGTGCGTCATAAGCATGCTCTGTTAACCAATTTGTAGCTGTATCACTATCAAGAGCATCGAATCTTCTTCTGTAATTCATTTCAATAGTTAATGCAGCGCTTGGAGTAGGAGCGACTAAAATAAAATTATCGTCCCAGTCAGCATAATATTTTGGAGTACCGGTGCTTGTTCTAGTGGGCCAATATTCGTTTATGTAACTAACGTCTCTATACTCTAAAGCATTTCTTGCAGCGGCAGATGATAACACTTGAAACGATATCATGCTTACAAAATCAGTTGGTTTTGTGATAAACGGATCACTAGCGGTCAAAGTTGATGTTACATGTTTTTGTAACCCTGGACAGTTTTGTAGTTCTCTAGATAATCTTAATTCAGCCGTAGCTATAAACTGTAGGCTTTCAGTTGCAAACGCTGAACTGTTATCTTCTGTTAAATCAATTAAATCTTGTTTCAATATTGTAAATGTGGTCATGATACTGTTACTGTTCCAATCTTAAATAAAGCTGTTATGTCTTGTGCAACAGTTGCTGGCTGCATCGTATCAGAAGAAAATACGCTGTCGGCACCTCTTCCAATCGAAACAAAAACAACGTGTTGTTCTTGAGGGCGAGCGTCTAATAAAGATATTTTATCAGAACGGACTCGTTTAGGTTCTAATTGAGGATGTTTTTCTTCATACTCAGTTCTGTGAACTAAAGAACCATTCCATTCTTTTACCATTTCTTTATAGGGAAATGCAACCCCGCTTCGATCAGAGATCGCTTTTGCGTATTTACCTCTCGCGTACGCCATTTAACCTCCAAGCGGATTAGATTGTTCTATTTTTATTTCATTTACTTTAGCATCTACAAAATCTATTTTAGCACTGTTTATCTTAATTTCTCCTTTTAGTGCTTCAATTTCTTTAATAATGTCTTCAATTTTTTGATTAATGTCTGATAGATCAACAGTTTCATTAACAACAAATTCTTTATTTTCTAGTTGTGCAATACGGTTATTAAATTCACCCCATGCCATAAAACCTCCACCAATGGCACCTATAACACCAATAAGTGCTGCGTATCCACTGAGCTTACT